CCTCTTGGTTTTGCTCCTGATACTTCTCCAAAATCCGTCACAACACAACCAGGAAGGGTTGATGTATTAAAACCATTGATGATCATATAATCCATTAAATTCCCTCCCTTGCATATATTGCACCGTGTTGTTCATACGTTTTCATCGAAATAATGTCATTGTCTAGGTAGATATCTGACGATTTTTCAAGGATAGCAGTAAGGATTCTCTCCATACTAGCTCTCAGAATCGCTATCTCAGACACAGTTTTACTATCATGTGCTTCAATTTGAGCTGATGGCATAGCCAACTGTGCTTCAAGATTCTTTGAAACAGATGAAGTCGAATTAAGATCTAGATTATCTCCTGAAAAAACATCAGAAATCTCTCCAGCTACACCATTGACTGTTTTCTTGACATCCTTGAATCGGTCTTTTAACCCACCATCCAAACCTTGCATGATTGCATTACCAGCGGGGATGAGCAACTTACGGTCATATTCAATTGGCCCTTTGTGGTCACGAATCCAACTAGCGATTCCACCTACAAAGTCAGTTACAGAAGACCACATAGATTGCAAACCGTTCAAGAAACCTTGTAAAATTGCTTGCCCTGCAGCGTACAGATCGATATTCCATAATTGGTCAAAGAATCCCGTAACATTGCTTACAAGACTAGATACAGCATTTGACATGGTATCCCAAGCGTTTTGTGCTCCTGAGACAAGATTGTCAATAATACTTAACACACTAGATTTTAAAGATTCCCAGGCCGAGCTTGCTGTTGACTTAATGCTTTCCCACAAACTAGATAGAAAACTCATAAAGCTATTCCATAAATTTTGTGCCCCCTGAATCAAACTTGTAATCAGATTTGATACTGTAGATTTTATCCATTCCCAAGCTGAGGTTGTTACAGTTTTGATAAATTCCCAAATTGTACTCAAAGCATTAGAGAAGTTCTCAAAAACACCAGTAGCGTAACCAACTATGACATTCACAACACCAGAGAAGTATGTTTTAATCCCTTCCCATATCAAAGAAATGCCATTTTTAATACCTTCCCAAATTAGAGAAAGGTCAGCTCCAAGCTGACTGAAGTTACCTGTAACAAGGTCAATGATAACCAAAACTGCACCTAAGAAGATTGATTTGATAACTTCCCAAACTCCTTGGAAAACCATTTTAATACCTTCCCAAATTTGAGAAAGGCCACTTGAAATGTTGTTCCAAATATTCATAAATCCATCAATGAACAGTTGAACAACTGTCATAATAGATGTAGTAATTAATGTCCAAGCAGTAGATGCAGCCTCTTGAATACTTACCCACAAGTCATAAAAGAATGTTCCAACAGCAGTCCACACCGCTTTCACAGTTTCGATGTAAGCAGTCCAAGCTGCAACAACTCCATCCCATAAGACGATAGCACCTTCAGAGATACCAGACCAAAGGCCGACAAAGAAATCAGAAATTCCCTGCCAAGCCTGTTTGATCCAATCTACAAAAGATGACCAAATCTGTCTTCCTGTTTCAGTCTGGGTGAAGAACCATGTTAATGCTGCTACCAACGCTACAATTGCTCCAACTGCCAAAAAGATAGGATTTACAGCTAAAACCGCATTAAAAACGCTAAATGCTCCACTTGCTCCTACTGCTGCAGCATTCTCAGCCGCTAGACTAGCAGTTAAAGTTCCATTTGCCACAGCCATAGCTTGAGATAAAGCGAATGAAGTTCCAAAGATGGCATTTTTAGCCAATTCGACAGCTTTAACAACTGCACTAATCGTTTTATATGTTTGCCAAGCAGCAGTCAGACCAACTACTGCAGAAATCACTGAATCAACTACAGCAGGATTTTCCTTTAGCCACCCTGTGAAGTCTTTTAATACACCTGAAGCTTCTTTCAAAAATCCTGTCAATGTTTCAAATGCTACACCTAAAAGATTTACACCTTGTTCTCCATCCTTTATACCTAACAAATTGCTGACAAAATCACCAACAATACCTAATACATCCCCAATGGCTGAACCAATATTAATAAAGGTCTCACGGATATTATCTGCAATGTTGACAATTTGAGTTGCAGCACCTTCAGAAAATCCAAGGGCTTCTAAAATATCAATATTATCTTGCTTGCTCAATGATCCAAAAATCATATCAAAGAAAGTTTGAAAAATACCACTTACACGAGATAGTTGAGTAAATACTGCATTCCCAAATTCTTCACCAAACAACTGAGTAGCTACATGACTTAGACCTTCACTAATTACAACCCCTAAACCTGACATAATATTCCCAATCATTGGGAAGAAGTTATTAAAGAGAAAAGTAGAGGTTGTTTCTGCTAAAGCCTGCAAAGATGGTAGGATATTTTCTCCTAAAGCCAACTTCCCAAGTACATTCTGTGCAGCTGCTTTCATAGATTCAAATGAGCCACTAAAAGTAGATGCTGCTTCTTTTGCTGTTGTTCCTGTAATATCCAAATTCTCTTGGATAGCGTGAATTGCTTGATAAACATCTGACAAGTTGTTAATGTCATACTTAACACCAGTCAATTTTTCCGCATCTGCCAACAAGCGTTGCATTTCTTGTTTTGTACCACTGTAACCAAGCTTCAGGTTGTCCAGCATAGTATAGTTCTGTTTAGCAAATCCTTGATAAGCAACCTGGATGCTATCCATAGATGTACCCATTTTGTTAGCATTGTCTGACATATCGATCATGGCCATATTGGCAATATCTGCTGCTTTATCAGTGTCTCCACCTAATGATTGTAATAGACTTGCTGAGAAACCTGTTACATTCTCCATATAAGCATTTGCTGAAAGTCCAGTGGTTTTGTATGCTTCATTGGCAAAACCCTTTACTTTTTCTGCTGATGCTTTAAATAAGGTGTCAATTCCTCCAAGCGATTGTTGGAGTGCTGCACCTTCACTTAATGCTGCTCCAATTGCTTTACCAATTCCTGCAGCTGCAATAGCGCCTTTGAGGGCACCGATTAAATTCGAGCCAAGAGATTTTCCAGAGCTTACTCCAGCCGAGGCTACCTCTCCACCCATTTCTTTCTGAATCATCCCAGTGATGCCTCTAGCTGAAGGGATGATTTGCACATACGCTTTTCCTAATTCTGTAGCCATTAGTCATCACCTCCTAAACTGGCTAAACGTTCTTTGTAGCATCTTTCAAATTCCTCGCCAGATTGGAAAACTAAATAGTCTCTATCTTCTTCTTTTTCTTCCCTGTGAATAAATTGACTTGCTATTGATTTTGGTTGATTGATACCTTTCTGACCGTCTTTGGTTTGTAACCATAAAGAAAGTGATAACTTGTCAACCATCAAGGACAATAACAAGGTGTCTAGTGAAACTATTTGGTCAGACATCAACTTCTTAATTCTTGAATCATCTCTTAAACCATACGAAAAAACAGCTACCTTTGATAGAGGTAGCTGCTTATAATCGTATATATTATAAGTTTCAGCTAAATCACAGATTAGAGCATCTTCATCTAGCTTTATCATCTGCGCAAGGATTAGGATTTTTTTACTTCTTGAACAGTCTCAAAAACTGCTTTCAATTCGTCTGCAATTTTTTCGTTAGGGATGATGCCATCTTCTTCACGCAGATGATCTTTAAATGCTTTAGCTTGTTCTTCTCCAAAAAGAAGTTTTAAGACTTTAGGGAACGCTTGTCCATTCCCTTCATCAACCTCGCCAATTAATTCCAAAAGTTCGTAGTTATTCAACCTACGCTCTGAAATTTCAAACTTAAATCCTGATGGGGTTTTCCCTTTAATTGTTTTCGACATATATTATGCTCCTTGCATGTATTCGTAGTGAGTATTCCCTTGGTCGTCTGGCAATGCTGTGATTGTCAATTCATAACCAATTGGGTCACCGTCTTTATATCCGATTTCTCCAATCTCGCTCACTTTACCACGAGGGATAACAATACGTTTAACTGATCCATTCTTCAACATCATGTCAATTACAAGGCTATGCTCTGGCAATTCATTTGCATTAGCTTTAACTGTAATACCTGTTGCGAGTGTTCCTGTTACATTGTCCGCACCATAAACTTCTTTCAAGACTTCGATATTCAAGCTTTCAATCAATTTGAATTTGAATGTATCTTTCTTATCAGTTTGTGATGATAATACTGTTTGACCACCCCATGCTTTGACTTCTTCGCTTTCTGGAGAGTTTTCATTTGTCAATCCATCTTCAGAGATATACCCCAAAGTTTTAAAAGCTTCATTAAGTGCAGTTTTAGCATCTTGTGGTAATGCTGTTTTAAGTGGTGCACTTGATACTGCTCCACTGATATTCGGTTTTGCTGCTGTTACGTTTGCTGATGATGCCGCTGTTGTAACCATTTGATTTTCTCCTTTTTCTTCTGTACCTGAACCCATGAGTTCCTCCTGTTAAAAATAATTAATATCGTACACTGCTTGATAACGATATTTTTTCGTTTCTGTATCCGTAAAGTTGTAATCACTGTTATGATGTACCCCACTCACTTCATTGACCGTTACAAGCTGTTCAACTGTCTTTTTGACAAGCTCATTTAACTCTGCAGATTTTTGAAGTGATGGCGCATAACTTTGAAAAGCAAACGTGGCAGAGTGTGTGTAGTCACTACCACCACTTCCAGTCTTTTCAATGATTACGAAGCTTTCTGGCATATCTTTTTTATGCTCAAAAAAAGACGGGACATTTAAGTTCGCGTCTAAAAATTTCTTTATGACAAGTTCAATCATTTTAGTGCCTTTAGTAAAATATTGTATTTAGCATTTTTTTTCATACTTTTTATGTCGGTTGTACTTATCGTAGCACTAGCACGTTTTTGACCAGGGGATACTTTTAATTCAAAACCATCGCCTGCACGTTCTGCCACCGCTTGACCTTTTTCTGTCAATAGACCCTGCATTTCTCCTGATCTTAAAAGTGATGAAACACCAGATGGATTTAAAGTAAATTTCATCTTACTCATAAGTTTCAACCATCACTTTCTTGTTCCAATCCAGTGGTATCATGGCTTCGATACCCTCTAAAGGAATACCGATTGTGCGCCACTTGCGACCAAAGAATATGACTGTTTTTTCTTTCCAGTCGTGCTGGTCTCCTTTTGGTATACCTAAAGTATATTCAGCTTTCTTTCCAGTTAAGTTCACTTGTGTGGTAACATCATCTGTCGATGATGGTGCTACTAGTACATTTTCCACTTGGATTTCAGCTTCACGATAGATAGGATGACCAAAGTCATCCTTTCCATCTTCAATCGTATCCAATAATGTTATTGTGATTCCTTTAATCCGTCCCATAGATATCAATCACCCCATATCTTTGTTTTTTGAGACCCAGACGTTTCAATTCTGAATCCTTGATAAAGAGACCTCCACCAGGAACAAGATAAGACCCGCTGAAGGAATATCCTAAAGCAGACTCAGCCATTTGAGTCATTGGTTCCTGATCAGTAGAAGTCATTAAAGTACGAGCGACAACATCGACTGTTACGGATTTTACAACACTGGCATAAGATGAATCTTCACTAACTAAAATATCTAAATCTTTGCCAATTTTTCTAGCTTCAACTCT